CCAAGGAGACGGTAAAGCATTGTCTTTAAAAGGAATGTATTTTGTTGATAGTCCCCAATCTATTAATCTAGTTTTTATTTTATTGTCCGTTGTATCAACTAATACATTTGAATCTTTAAGGTCATTATGATATGTATTTTGCTTATTCATCGGAAGGATGCCTTTTTTTAATAATAAAATTAAACTAACGTGTAATTCATATAATTTCTCAAACGAACCATTATCATGAATATAATCGTCAATTGGCAGTCCACCATTTGGTAGATTCAACGACATTAATTCGTTTAACCTTGCATCGATGTTATTTTTTGTTATTTTATCTTTTTTTAACGCCGAACACTTTTTATCAAAATCACCCAAATCGCTTTCCGTTATTTCTTTTGGTCTACACAAAGTCGCACCATCAAGTAAAAAATAGTCTTGATAATTCGGTATATCGTCTAATTGTTGTTTTATAGAATTAATTAAATCGTATTCTTGTTTAGCATATTTATTTATCATTAGTTTTGATATTTTTCCAGTTTCTCTATTCTTCTTATTTTCACATTGTAAAGCGGGTTCAAAAACGCAACCAAAACCACCTGACGCTAAAACCTTACCCCCCTTATTCGTTTTATAATTTTTTCTGGTTTTGGTCATTATATATTCTATATATAATAGAATATATAAAATTTACTATTATTTGTCATATAAATAATAAATCGCACCTAAAATAGAAACTATTATTCCTCCGTAAATTAATTTTTCTCTAATTTTATAAAATTCAGATAATTTTTCGTCTTGTGATTTATATTGATTATAATAATTCACAAAAAATTCGTTTAAAGTTATTTGAGGTTTTTCCAATTTTTCGTTTATTTTGTTATGTATAAAATACATCCATCGAACAAAAGAATCGCGATTATCTAAATACGGCGTTATAGGATATATTTCAATTAGTTTACTAAAACTACTAGAAATTTCTTCGACTGGAAGAAATAAAGGTAGATTTTGAATGAACTCATAATATTTCTTTTTTGTTACTGCGTTTGGATGATGGGGATAAGTCATTGCCAATGTATGTAAAAAGAACCAATAATGCGGTCCCCATACTTTTGGGTCTAGATAAACGGTTGTCATTTATATTTCGCACTAAAAAAATATAAATTATTAAACTAACAAAACAAATACCATTATCAATATTTTACATTTTTATAAACAATATCCCTAATATGTTAATAATAATTATTATTTAAAAATTACATATCATGTTATACAAGTTAAATATGAATAAAAATACAAACGCGTGTAATAATTGTGGAAAGCAGGGACATTCTTTTCACCAATGTAAATTACCAATAACGAGTTATGGAATAATTGTTTTTACACATTCAAATAACGGATTAAAATTTCTTATGATTAGACGTAAAGACAGTTTTGGATATATTGATTTTATTAGAGGTAAATATTCACCATACAATATTTATCAGATTCAAAACATAGTAAATGAAATGTCTTTAACAGAAAAAGAAAAAATACTGACATTGCCTTTTGAAACATTGTGGCAGGATATGTGGGGCGAAACGCAATTATTACAATATAAAAATGAAGAGCAAATTGCTTGTAAAAAAATGGAGTTAATTCGTTCTGGGGTCACGATAAACAATGAGTTTGTAAACTTAAAAGAAATCATTGATAATAGCCAGACAAAATGGTTAGAAACTGAATGGGAATTTCCAAAAGGACGTAGAAATACGAAAGAAAAAGATTTAGAATGTGCTTTTAGAGAATTTGAGGAAGAGACTGGAATTTCTTCATCAAAAATAGTAATTATTGAAAATGTCATGCCTTTTGAAGAAATATTTATAGGGACAAATCACAAATCTTATAAGCATAAATATTTTTTAGCGTATATGAATGAAACAGATGAAATATTAAATAGTTTTCAAGTGTCAGAGGTGAGTAAAATCGAATGGAAAACAATAGATGAATGCTTAGAATGTATAAGACCATATAATTTAGAGAAAAAAAATTTAATTACAAATATTAATAAAGTATTACAAGAATATAGATTATATTCATAATATATAGTAATATGACAGAAAACCTAGAAAAAAAGAAACAACCAAATTTAGAATCAATAAATACTTCAAGTCAAGATAGTTCAAGTCAAGATAGTTCAAGTCAAGATAGTTCAAGTCAAGATAGTTCAAGTCAAGATAGTTCAAGTCAAGATAGTTCAAGTCAAGATGAACTTAAGAATGATTTTGAAAAAATTAATTGTAACGAAGATAACTTTTACTCTAGTGAATGTAATAAATTTTATTTAAAGAAAGAAATTACAGAGAGAAATTATTTAGAACAACATCCCAATCAAGATTCATACTTATATCCAAATTTAAACGATAAAAACTTCAACATTAAAATTGCGACAAAAAAAGAATTTAACGATACAAGATATGACGGAACAATTCACAATAACGTTAAAGAAGAAGCAGACAGATTAGCAAATGCGGATTTTGAATTGTCACCGCATCAAGCATTCATTAAAAACTTTATGTCATTTCAGACACCATATAGTAGTTTACTTTTATATCATGGTCTAGGTTCAGGAAAGACGTGCAGTGCCATTGGTGTATGTGAAGAAATGAGAGATTATATGAAGCAAATCGGCATCACTAAAAGAATAATTATTGTCGCCTCTGAAAACGTTCAAGATAACTTTAAATTACAAATGTTTGACGAGAGAAAACTAAAAGAAATAGATGGTATATGGAACATTCGTTCATGTACAGGCAATAAACTTATTCAAGAAATAAATCCAATGAACATGAAAGGAATGCCACGTGATAAAGTAATTAGTCAAATTAAGAATTTAATAAATACTTATTATATTTTTCTTGGATATGTTCAATTTGCGAATTATATTATAAAAACGATTAACTACGATGAAGAAATTAAACTACAAAGAGATAATAAACCGGTCAATAATAAGAAAAGCAATAATAAGAAACCAGGCGAAAAAAATAGAATCCAAATGCTTAAAGACGTTCCTATAAAAATAAACAGTAGAATTATAAAACGCCTGCAAAATGAGTTTGATAATAGATTGATTGTTTTAGATGAGGTTCATAATATTCGTAAAACAGAAGACAATGAAAATAAAAAGGTAGCGGTTAACCTTGAATTACTTGTAAAATGTGCAAAGAATATGAGATTTGTATTCCTCTCTGCTACTCCAATGTATAACAGTTATAAAGAGATAATTTGGCTTCTTAATTTAATGAATACAAACGATAGAAGAGGTAGAATTGAAGTAAAGGATATTTTTGATAAAAGCGGTAATTTTAAAAAAACTGGAGAGGAACTACTTATTCGAAAGGCAACGGGTTATATTTCATTTGTTCGCGGTGAAAACCCATATACGTTTCCTTACAGAGTATATCCAAGTGAATTCGCAAAAGACCGAACCTTTTCTAATAAATCCAACATGAAATATCCTTTGTATCAGATGAACTTAAAAAAAATTAAGCATGAAGATAAAAAACGGGTTTTAAGTTTATATTTAAATACTATTTCTGATTGCGAAAATTGCGGCAAATGTCAATTTTGCGCATATAAATATGTTATTTATAATTTAAGGAATAAAAAATTTTCAATCACAACCAAAACAGGTATAGTAAGAGATATGCCGAATTTTGAAAATATGGAGTCTTTTGGTTATACCTTATTGCAAACACCTTTAGAAGCTCTTATTATTTCTTACCCGATTCAAGGATTAAAAAGTATATTAGATGAAATACCGGAAGAAAGATTATTGGATGATTTTTCTCCAAGTTTTTCAGAATCAATTTCAACGGATTCAGATACAGATGATGATAATAATGAAGATACAAATGATGATAATAATGAAGATACAGATAAAGATAAAAATGAATTAGGAGAGGATGAAGAATCCCCTGGACCTATGGAGGAAGTTTCAGAAGAGGAAGTTTCATCTGAACCGACAATTACAAGTTCAAGTGAAGAATTTGTTATGCAACCTAAATTAAAGACTGCTGTTGGTGGTAAAAATAGTAGCACTAGCACTAGTAGTAGCGACATTGATAGTGATGATTCAGTAAACGACAAAAGAAGAAGCACTATAATTGATCCGCATCAATTGACTGGAAAAATAGGTTTAGATAGAATGATGAATTACGTTGATGAAAAATCACCACCAGTAAAAGGAGATTTTGAGTATAAAAAGACAACATTGGATAATTATGGTAAAATATTTAGTCGTGAAAAAATAGGTACGTATAGCGTAAAGATCAAGGCGATTTTAGATAAAATATTTAATCCTGAAAATGATAAGGTTTCAGAAGGAATAATATTAATTTATTCACAATATTTGGATAGTGGATTAATACCTATGGCTCTTGCTTTAGAAGAATGTGGATTTACCAGATATGGTCAGACTGGAACGAAACCATTATTTAAAAATAAACCAACGGATGTTGTTGACGTTCGAACAATGAAGGTGCCGCAAGACAAGAAAAATTTTATGCCTGCCCGTTACGCAATGATTACAGGTGAAACCAGATTATCTCCAAATAATGATTATGAAGTTAAAGGATTAACCGATGAAGCAAATAAATATGGACATAAAGTAAAAGTAGTTTTAATTTCTAAAGCAGGTTCAGAAGGTATTGACTTAAAATTTATTCGTCAAGTTCATATACTTGAACCATGGTACAATATGAATCGTATTGAACAAATTATTGGTCGCGCAGTTCGTAATTTATCCCATAAAGATTTACTGTTTGAAAAAAGAAATGTTGAAATTTTTATGCACGGAACAATTTTAGGTAATAATCAAGAAGAAGCCGCAGATTTATATGTTTATCGTGTTGCTGAATATAAAGCTATTCAAATTGGTAAAGTTACTAGAGTTTTAAAAGAAACGGCCGTTGACTGTATAATTAATCATGACCAAACAAATTTTACGCAAAAAATATTAAACAAGAATCTTACAGAACCTATTGAGCAAGAATTATCAACGGGTGAAATTCTAAAAGATTTTAAAATAGGTGACGCCCCATTCTCTCCAGCATGTGATTACATGGCAGAATGTAATTTTAATTGTAGACCAGACGCAGATATAAAAGATGAATTAAACGAAGATACGTATAGTGAAAAGTTCATAATTATGAATTCAGAAAAAATATTACAGCGCATTCGAATGCTTCTGAAAGAAAGTTTTTTTTATAAAAAGGATACATTTATAAGATTAATTCGAACACCCAAAGAATATCCTTACGTTCAAATTTTTTCGGCATTAACTCAACTAATCGAGGATGAAAATGAATTTATTACGGATAGATATGGTAGAAACGGGAGATTAGTAAATATAGGAGAATATTATTTGTTTCAACCAATTGAAATAAAGGATAAAAACGCATCAATATTTGATAGATCCGTTCCAGTTGATTATAAACACGATATGATAGAATTTGAAATAAAAAAAAATATAGGTAAACCTGGTATAGATAAAAGAAATGCTAATAAATATGTTATTGAAGAGGACAACCAATTAACCTTTTTGGAAGGAAAAAAACTTATTGATGAAATGAAAGTAAATTTTCAAATATCACAAGATTTTAATAAACCAAATCAAAAGGTTCCTAGAGGAGATGACAACTGGTATAAACATTGTGGAGT